ATCATTGGCAAAGCTAAAGATTTAGTGTAGATAGCGCGGATGAAAAATAGTTTATTAGTACATAAACATTTAATCATTCGAGCAGAAGCTGACAGGCCACCGGTAGATGAAGAGCAGTTAAAATCTTGGATGTTAGATTTTATTGCATCTATAAATATGAAAGTATTTATGGGGCCATATGTTAAATATTGTAATATGCCAGGTAACAGAGGTATCACAGCTGTTGCCATTATAGAAACTTCACACATTGCAATGCATATATGGGATGAACCTAAACCTGCGCTAATGCAGTTTGATGTTTATTCGTGTGGTGAGTTTGATGTAAAAGAAATTTGCGATAAGATAAAAGAAGAGTTCAATGTGAAGAAGATAGAATATAAATATCTAAATCGTGAAACAGGACTAGTCGATATCTAACGACACATACAACCAATAAAAGCACCACTACCATCATTCATTATATGTAAGTTTATAGTGTCTGCATAACCAGTTAGTTTTTCTCTAAGAATATCACACAAATCAAAACAATCTATTTCAGTAAATAATTTTATATCTCCAAGGATTTCTTTGGTGACGGGTATCAATTGATATAAACCATCGTTTAGTATAATCAGATCCATTCTCTTAAATCCTCTCCCATTATTTCTGTTGCGATATTAATCTTTTTACGCAACGCTTTTTTAATCTTCTCATCCACAGTTTTTGGTGCTACAAGGTCGACATATGTTACCGACTTCTTTTGACCTATTCTGTGTGCTCTGTCTTCTGACTGTAGCCTTTTTTCTAAATCATATCCATTAGAATAATATATTACTGTATTAGCTGCAGTAAGTGTAATTCCGTATCCACCGGTCTGTGGATTACCAACAAAGAAACGTGCATCGGAATTAGGATCTTGAAATTTTTCAATAGCACTTTGTCTTTTATCTGAAGAGATGGCTCCGTAGTATTGAACTACAGAATTTTCTCCGTGTTTCTTTTTAATACTAGAAACAATATGTTCTATGTCATAAATATAATTAGCCCAAATAATTACTTTACCTTCTACTTCATCAAGCACATCTAACAATTCATCTAATCTATTGTTCTTTATTTCTGTAATAGTGCCATCATCACTTTTTAAATGACCACAAGTAATTTGATGTAGCCTCATCATTTGCGTTAGAATATGTGGAGCTGTAGCAACTTTACCTTTTAGTGAAGCGAGCGCCGCGGATTTCATAGTAGAGTATGCTTTACTTTGTTCGTCAGTAAGTTCTACTTCTCTTTCTATGTATATTTTTTCTGGTAAATCTAAGCAGTTTTCTTTTAGAACTCTATCCGAAAACGCTTTTAATATACGAGATAATTCATCTAATCTTTTATAACCACCTACAATTTGCACTCTACGACCACCAAAATTTCTATCCAACATAGTGGCATATCTATTTCTAAAAGTATAATAAGATGTAAAACCAAGCAGGTGTTCATTTAAAAATGCACACTGTGTATATAAATCTAAAGGTGATTTAGTTACAGGAGATCCTGTAAGTATTCTTCTGTAAGAGGCAAGTTTACTTAAAGCAAGAATAGATTTAGTTCTTTTTGCAGTTGGTGTTTTGATTGATGTAGATTCATCTACAGCCATCATAGTTCTATGGGTTCTTAAAAATCTACCTGCAAAATCTAAACCTTTCTTTGTACTAAAAGCTTCAACATTCATTATTAAGATATGTAAATCATATCCTGTTTCAAATAACGAATCATATTCTTTTTGTTTTGACTTCGAAGTTGAGGCTGTCCATAATACCATTTTAGGTTGTATATGACTAGCTAAATGATTTGGTATTTCTTGTGATAACCAGTTTCTATAAACACCTTTTGGTGCTATAATCAATGCCCCATTTATTTTACCTTTATCATAAAGCATGGCAATATTATCAACTAATACTTTAGATTTACCTGTACCCATCTCCATAAAATACGCAAATTCTTCTCTGTCCCAAGACTTTTCTAATGCAGCTAATTGGTGTGCATAAGGTTTTGTTTTAAATTTGTAGTTCATAATTTTTTCTTCTTTCTATTGACATTGATATAATAATCTATATATCTTTGTCAACTAGAATAATAGAATGAAGAATAAAATTTTTGAATTATACAAACCTAACTCATTGCGAGAGTTTTTAGATTTTCATAAAAACAATCCTGATGAAAATTTTGTTTATGTTTTACAACATCCACCAGCTAACATTAATATATTAGGTGCATCTGACTTTGGATACCTAGTAATTTGTTTGCCTAATTATGGTCCAGATTCTCAAATAATATTTTCATCAAGTCCTTTTGTTTTTAAAATGCAAAAAAATTTAAGAGACTTTAGAAAACAAGATTATGTATTGCTCACAGGAGATCCAGCTATTATTGGTATTTCTTGTGCAATCGTTTGTGATAAGACAAACGGAAAATTTAATCTCTTGAAATGGGATCGACGAGAGGCTAAATATTATCCAATAAATTTCGATCTCTATCAGAAAGGATAACAATGAGTGAAGAAAAAGTAAAAGTGTTCACAGGTAGTGGAACATTTAATATCGCTGAAGAGATGGTAAAAGATTCTAAAGATCTTTTAGATTCAGTAGAAGTAACTACCATAGCTGCAGAGTGTCAAAAGTTAAAAGAAAAAGAAGATGAGATTGCAGCTCTAGAAGATAAACTTAAAACTAAAAAGCAAGAGGCGGATGATATTAGTTCTAGGGTTATACCAGAACTATTAGCAGAACAGAACTTAACTGAAATTAAGTTAGGTGATGGATCTGCAGTATCAGTTAAAAAAGAATTTAGGTGCACTCTTCCCAAAGACGAGGCGAAGAGAGAGCAAGCCTATCAATGGCTTCGTGACAACAAGTTAGAAGATATTATTAAAAACAATGTCTTTGTAACTTTTGGTCGTGGAGAAGATGACAAGGCTCAATCTTTGATTGACCTTGCGGCAGAAAATGGGTTTGAACCACAACAGAAATCTGATGTGGCCTGGGCTACATTGACTGCCCTTTTCAAGGAGCGTGTCGAGGCCGGTCTCGACATGCCTTCTGATGTCTTTAATACATGGATTAAAGACAAAACTAAAATAAGCCGGAAAAAATAATGGAGGAAAATAATGGCTAATGAAGTAATGGCTAAAAAAGATACTGGGTCAATTGCCTTATTTGGTAATGACGCAGCCAAAGGTTTCGAGAACATGACGCAAGAAGATATGGCGTTGCCGTTCGTAAGAATCCTTGGACAATTATCACCACAGGTAACTGATGGTGATGCAAAGTTTATAGAAGGTGCCAAACCTGGTATGATCTATAATACTGTTACCAGCGAACTATACGATGGTAAGAAAGGTATCAAGGTTATTCCTTGTTACTACAAGAAAGATTATCCAGAGTGGTCGGATAGAGGGGATGGACCTGGTGCTCCTGTGGCTATCCACTTACCGAACAGTCCGATAATCACAACAGGTAAGAGAGATGGCTCAAAGATTAGATTACCAAATGGTAACTATCTTGAAGAGACTGCATCTTACTATGTAATGGTTGAAACAAAGACAGGTGGATTTACACCAGCTTTGATAACCATGAAATCAACACAACTAAATGTCAGTAAAAAATGGAATTCTATGATGAAAACCATACAAATACCTGACGGAAAAGGTGGTTTCGTGATACCACCTATGCATGGGGTTGTGTACAATTTATCATCTACACTACAAAAGAACGATAAAGGTTCTTGGTATGGATGGGTTGTTACACAAGACAGAATATTGGGACAAACAGATAAGGCTTTGTATTTAAGTGCAAAGGATTTCTCTGGAAATGTCTCTAAAGGTAACGTGCAGACAAAAGCAGATGTGGAAGAGAAAGTATCGGATTCAACTCCGTACTAATCAAAATAGAGGGGGATTGCAAAATCCCCCTTTACAAATAATTTAGAAATGATAGTGAAAAAAGATAAATTCAAAAATATATTTAGTGGACTTACTATAGCATATGGACAATATCAACCTGGAGAACGTGGCGAAAACGGAAAGCAACAAGGCAAAGCTTTTATTGTTCGTAAACCAGTCACCGACGAACTATGGGAAAACCATCTCACAGGAAAAGGTCCAGCCTTGGGAATCATCCCTATTACGGAGAACAATGATTGTAGGTGGGGGTGTATTGATATTGACGAATATAACTTTGATCATACTAGCCTCATTAAAAGTATTAGGTCCCTTAATCTTCCATTAATAGTTTGCCGATCTAAATCAGGCGGCGCACACGTCTTTTTATTTACCAAAGAAAATATTCCTGCATCTTTGATGCAATCTAAACTAAAACAATTTGCAAAAGTTTTAGGTTATGAAGGTTCAGAAATATTTCCTAAACAAACAGAAATACTAGTGGATCGTGGGGACACTGGTAACTTCTTAAATTTACCCTACCACAATGAAATGAAAGGACTGCGTTATGCTATCAACGATAATGGCTCCGGTTGTACACTTGAGGAATTTTATCAGCTCTATGATGTTTACAGCTGCACGAAAGAAACCATTGAAAAAATTAAGACGGAAGAAAAAAAGATAGAAGAAGCTTTTCCTAGTGGTCCTCCTTGTTTAAATAAACTTGCAACAACAGGTTTTGGGGAGGGCTCAAGGAACAACGCATTGTTTAACATTGCAGTTTACTACAAACAAGCTGCACCAGATGTTTGGGAAGATGAGATTGTAAAAGCAAATCATAAATATATGGAGCCACCATTAAGTAATAGTGAGGTTCAACAATTAATTAAATCTGTAAATAGAAAAGGTTATGATAAATATAGATGCAAAGACGCACCAATCAATGCAGTCTGTCAATCTGGTTTATGTAGAACAAAAAGATTTGGTGTAGGATTTGGTGAAGAAGAGATGCCTGTGTTGGGTAACTTAACTAAATACAAATCAAATCCACCACAATGGTTTTTAGATGTAAGTGGAACGCGGATCGAATTAAAATCAGAACAACTTTATAGTCCACCATTATTTGCATTAGCGTGTTTAGATCAAGCTAATTTAGTTGTGCCTGTACCAAAACCAAAAGATTGGAAACAATATTTTTTAAAACCAATGATGACAAATTTACAAGAAGTAGAACCACTAGAATCATTAGATCCTATAAATGAACTTACAGGATTACTTCAAGATTGGACAACCAATCGACAAGCTGCAAGAACTTTAGATGATATATTTAACAAGCTACCATATACAGATGACAAAAGAGAATTTACATATTTTAGAATGGAAGACTTCTATAACTTCTGTAAGAAAAATCATTGGGATATGGATAAAATAAAAACAGGAAACTTAATTAAAAGATTAGAAAATATATTTGTGGAAGAGACTAGAATGACAATTAAAAAACAACAACCAAGACTTATTAAGATTAAAACTATGAAAAAGATAGAAGCTAGTTTATCTAAGGTCGCTTACCAACAGGATAACTTCTAATGAAAGATGATCAACTAAAACTATTTATGGAAGAAGAAAACATTTTTAAAAATATACAAACCAATACTAAACCCATTGATGTTGCAGAAATAATTCCTAATCATAACATAATTAAAAATCAATATTTTATTTATCCTACAGAAGGTAGACATCCTTTTTATGGATATCACGAAAGATTAAATACAATAGACTTTCCTTACATTTTAAATACAAATTATAGAGATAAAGGTATTGCAGAACATCATCACGTAGTTATTAGAGATACTATTGAGTATCCTTATGTAATGTTAAGAACAAGTGATACTACTAAAAAAGGAGGCACCAGAACTTGTAATATTTGTATACATAAGTTAGCAGCTAGAGCTTTTTTAAATCCAGGTAATTTAGACCCTTATGATTATGATGTAACTGTAGTGGATCACAAAGATAATAAACCATGGAACTATAGACTTAATAACTTAAGATTTGTAACTAGATCAGAAAATTCTAAAGGTGCGAGAGCAAGAACTAAAGAAGAGATTTTTAAAGTCGGACTTTTAAAAGGACTATTTTAATGAAGTATTCTAAGGATGTCGGCATCAATTGGCATTTAAGGTTTAGACAGGAGATAGACAGGCTAACAAAAGAAGTAGAGGTATTACAGGCAAGACTAAACATAGCACAAAGAAAAATAAAAAAATATGAAAACAATAATACTAGGACCACCAGGTACAGGAAAAACAACAACGTTATTAAATTTAGTAGATGAATTTATACAACAAGGTGTTCGACCTAAACAGATAGGATACTTTTCTTTTACTAGAAAAGCAGCTACCGAAGCGGCAACAAGAGCTGCAGATAAATTTGGATTAGATATAGAAAACGATTTAGATAACTTTAGAACTCTACATTCTTATGCTTTTGGTCAATTGGGAATGACAAAAGAAAAGATGATGAAACCAGAGGATTACAAAGAGTTTGGTAAAAAATGTGGTATACCAATTAAAACAGCATCATACTCTGCAGATGATGGTACATTTAATTCTGATAATGAATACCTTACAATAATAAATACAGCTGCAGTTAAAAGAATGGATCTACTAGAATACTATGATTCTCGTAAAAACATATTAGATATCGAACGCAATACTTTATATCTTTTGTCTGAAGAATTAAAGAGGTTTAAAAAAGAAAAAGGATTAAAAGATTTTAATG